AACTTAAAGGATCAAAACGCAAAAGCCCTGAGCGTTCCACTGCAATACGCAAAGCGATAGAAGCTACAATGTGGTTAGGAATGGATTTAAAAGCAATTGGCACACCTAACCCCTATCCAGAATCTAAAAATCCTAACAACACAACAGTTGAACCAACTGCTGACGGATTGAAACTGTAAACATGTGAATAAAAGCCAAATATTATTCAACTAACCTTATATCATGAAATTAGAAAAAGAATTACTGATCAATTACATCGCCAAAGCATGTCATGAGGCTAATCGTGTTTGGTGTCAAGCGAATGGAGACAGCACTCAAAAGCATTGGGATGAAGCTGAGCAGTGGCAAAGAGACTCGGCAATAAGTGGTGTAAAGTTCCGATTTGACAACCCGGAAGCAGGTCATGATGCGCAGCACAATGCCTGGATGGCTGAAAAAATAAATGAAGGTTGGGTATATGGGAAACTTAAAGACGCTGTAAAGAAAACACATCATTGCCTTGTGGCTTTTGAAAACCTGCCTGAATTTCAGCAAAAAAAAGATGCACTCTTTGTAGCTGTGGTTGACTCATTGAAATGATTAAGTTTGATATAAGCGAAAGGGGTGAGCTGATCGTTGACGCAAAAGTGTTGACCATTAGTGCCTTTAACAACATTTATCGTTCAGACAAAGCTCCAAACAAAAAAAATGCACTTGACATGCTTCGGTATGTAATGTTCATGGGAGACATAACCGAAGATAATCCTCATCGTGACATTAACTTTTTCCTAAGAGAGCCTTACGCAAAAAAAGACGTTTTTGGAGATGATAAGTATGTTTTTTCCAAAAAGAACCAAGAGCTGATTGATGAAGCCATTCTCTGGTATGCAACCTTAAACAAGGATTGCGTAGACAGATTGTCCCAGGGGATAAACAAACAGATTGACGAGTTGAGTCATCTGTTAAATACTTCTGAGCAGATGACTATGAAAAACTACAAAGACCGGGTAGACCTGTTAAAAGACATTAAATCTCTTTTGATATCCAAGGTTCACACGGACGAGTTTGTAGAAAAGACCAAGAAAAAAGCCAAGACCAAAGGCGACAAAGCGAGATCACCGATAGAAATGGGATTAATCCTTTTCACATCGGACAATGAGCCAGAACAGTAACAAAATAATATTGCCATCACAGTTTTTTGAAGCGCGAACCCCACCAAAGGTAGACCTGTTCAGCTTTCAGAACATTGAGTTTTATAAAGAGCACCTGCATTACTGTGATGTGGGAAGAACAGTCAATGGGATGCGGTTTACCGGAGATTACTACTGGTACATGAATTTTTTTCCCATCAACATGCTTAAAAAAGACAAGTATGGCAATATTACTGACGAGGAAATTATGAGCTATGCTTATCCTTCGCAGGAAGACGATTACTTGTTCAAGCAATTTGAAGAAGCTAAACAGGATGGCAAATATCCTTTTTTTATCACAGCCAGAGCTTTTGGAAAAACTTTCGCCGTTATTTCCAAAGCGGCAAAAAACTATTACACCAAGCCTCTTTCACACAATTACATTACTGCGTCCATCTCTAAACATGCTGACGTAACTTTTAAAAAGCTCAGTGAGTCTATGGAAAGTCTGGAAAAACTTCACCCGACACTGCGGATGAAAAAGCTTTACAACTCTCCTGATTATGTAGAGTCAGGAGAAGACATTGTCACTGCTGACGGAAACAAAGAGCGTATTGGTCACAGAAGCAAACTGGAAAAAATCATTTATGGCGATGATGCCGGTAAGACCAGGGGATCCAGACCAAAGTTTCACCTCTTCGAAGAAGTGGGATCATGGTCAGGTTCTGCTTCTCTGAAAAAATGCTATGCAGAATCTCACGGGTCTTTCAAGCGTGGCTCAACACTGACCGGCGAGGTGTTTTTTATCGGTACAGGAGGACAGATGGAGTCAGGAGGATCAGAAGATGCCAAAGATATGTTTTACAATCCCGATGCTTTTAATCTTTATAAAGTCAAGGGTTGGTCAGACAGACCTACTGCCATATTTATTCCTGCAGAAGCCAAGTATGGAGGATTTTATGAAAACAATTTTGTTTCAGACAGAGTGGGTGCACGCGCTGCACTTGAAAAAGAGCGTCTCGAAAAAAAGGAAGATGCCCTGGTTTACTATCAGTTTATTCAGGAATATCCTTTTACTCCGGCTGAAGCTTTTTTGGTTCGAGGTGGCAACAACTTCAATACCGACATTCTTGCAGGACAAAAGCTTGCGATTACCGAGTCTGGAAAAAGTCTTGGCAAACTCTGTAAACTTCACTGGAAACGCGAAGAATCAAAAATCATCGGGGTTGAAATTGAATATACAGACAAAGGAAATATCTGGCTGCTTGAAGAACCTGACTTGGATGAAAATGCCAATGTGTTTAAGAACCTGTATGTTGGCGGTTACGATGGGATTGACCTTGGAACTCAAGACACTGCCTCTGGTCAGGGTTCTGAGGGAGCACTTACCATTAAAAAACGAATGAGGCCCGGCTCAGTTACCAGTAACAGGTATGTTTGCATTTACAAAGACAGGCCAAAGGACATTGATGATTTTTATGAAAACGCATTGATGATTGTGACGCTTTTTGATTGTAAAATAAACATCGAAGACACCAAGCGGGCAATTGTTGCATACTTCAAACAGCGAAAAGCCTTTGACCGATTTATGAAACGCCCAAGAATAACATTGACAGCGGATCCGACAAACGATCAGAAAACCCATTTGATCGGAACAACAGCAACTCCAAAAAACTTTGCTTACGGAGAACTTTACACCGCAACTTACATCAAGGATTACGGTCATGACATCTGGTACCTTCCCATGCTTGATCAGCTCATTGATTTCAATATGCAGAACCGAACCAAGTTTGACTTGGTCATTGCCATGTTTATGACTGAAATCGGAGATGATGAATTGTTTGATCAGCAAATCAAGTCTACCAAACCCGCAGCATTTGATTTCCATAAATATGGTTATTACACTGATATGAATAATATCAGAAGGTATGGTCTGCTTCCTGAATACCAGCAAAATCCTATGGGTGAGCTGATTTTTGCGCATGCTTACGGACAACGGAAAAGCAACGTTTTATACCTCGATCAAGAGTAGTCTTATTATGATTAGATTGTATAATTATTACCTTCGGTTATGGATACTTCCATTACAGAAAAGCCCATTTTAAACGACGGTGAGACCAGAGGCCTCCAATACCTGAAAGATCAAGTTGATTATACCATTGCATCCTGCAATGTAACAGGGAAAGACACGGTTGATCAGGCCTACAAAATACGCAATGGCGAAATGCCGATGGAAGAGTATGCTTATCTAAAAGATGCAAACGGCATTGAGCTTCCTTCTCAGGTTCGACACATTCCGGTATTGAAATCGATGTTTGATGTGTTACTCGGGGATGAAGCTTTACAGCCTATTCCCTGGAGAATCAAGTGCAATGACAACGGCAGCATTGAAACAATGATGAAAGAACGTCATCAGAACTTTATATCTGGTTTGGACAAAATAATTCTTGACTCCATAAAAAATCTGGTGTCAGAGGTCAACTATACCAAAAAAGATCTTTCCCCAATAACAAGTCTTGCCAGTAAAACTGATTTTGCAAAACGCCAGCAGGATTACAGTCAGTATAAAACTTACCTGGAAATCTACAGTCAAAAAGTAATGCAGGGAGAATATGACGCACTCAACATGCGTCATAGTTTTTCTGTGATGTACAACGACATGATTACTACCGGCGAAGAGTATTACCAGTCCAAAGTAGAAGCCAAAGGCAGGCCTCCCCGCTTCAGGTCCATCAATCCAAAGTACTTGTTCTACACAAAGACTGAAGATATATTTTTTATCAAAGATTGTGATCGCGTGGTTTATGTGGAAGAAATTCCCGCTTCGGTTGTTTTTGCAAAACACGGCCATAAGTTCAGCAAAGAAGAACGCGAGATTTTTTTTCACAATTATGCCAAAGGGATCAGTCAGGACGATACCAGACTGATTGCTTCCAAAGACGGTATTGTTGAAGGCAGCTTTGGTAACTTTTCGGCAAAAAACCTTAAATCCGATCTGGTTAAAATTTACAATGTTGAGTGGAAAGAAAACACAAAGATTGAATCTGTTGCAGAAGACGAAATTGTTATTTCCGGTAAAAAGAAAAAAGTAAAAGAAACCATGACCCGCTATCGGTTAGACCGATACGAGGGTCTTCGAATCGGTGAAAAAATATTTGTGGACATAGGCAAATCAACATGTGTCACCCGAACAAGCAGAGAACCATGGAACGTATCACTGACCTTTAACGGATCCTGCTACAACGACAGAAACGGAAAACCATTTTCATTGGTACTTGCCACAAAACAACTGGCCATGAAAATTGATGTGTTGCATTACTTTTTGGAAAACATGATTGCTGTTTCCGGAACAAAGGTAATTCCTGTTTCATTTCCCGACATCCCGACCTGGCTTGATGAAAATGATCCGATCAACCGGGTAAAAAAGTGGATGGGACATTTAAAAAACGGCGCAATGCTGTTAGACTACTCTCAAGACGGTGCTGGAAAATTTCAGAATTATTCTGCCTATGACCTGACAATTTCAAACTCGATCAAAACAATCGCCGATATTATCGTCATGCTTGAAGAAACTGCTGCCAAGATTACCGGAGTAGGCAGGCATCGTTTGGGTCAAATGCTTCAAAAAGACGGGAAGGGAGTCACTGAAAATGCAATTGAGCAAAGCTCAGTAGTTACTCAGCCAATTATTCAAGTTCACAACGTGGTCATGAAAATGGCGCTGACCGATCATTTGAACAATTGCAGAATAGCTTTTCCGGATGGTTACCCGGGATTGTTTTCGCTTGGAAATTATGGCCGTGAGATTTTCAGCAAAGGTCATCAACAGTTTGTTCTTGCTGATCTTGATGTAACTGTTTCAGACAGTTCTCAGACAATCAAAGCTATTGAAGAAATAAAATTACTCAGCAAAGAACTTGCAATTGCAACAGGGGTAAATACGTCATTCTTGTTTGATATAATTGGAAACGAATCTCTTTCTCATGTAAAAGAACTTGCTAAAAGCGCGTTTGAATCAGGCAAAGAGGATAAAATCGAAGAGCTTACAACCAAATTGCAGGAGGCTAACGGTCAGCTTCAACAGTATTATGCAGAATTACAGCGACTTCAACAGTCAGGCGCTGAGCTCAAAGCCCAAGAGCTACAGTTTAAGGACAAAGAACTTGAAGAGAAAACAGCGTTGGAAAAAACAAAGCAAAAGATCGATCGTGACTTTAATCTCAGAAAGCTTGAAAACGACAACAAGCGAATTCAGCTTGAGCATCTGCAATTGGCTTATGTTCCCGGTTCCAAAGAAATACGGAATAATTGACACCAACTGAAGGCAACATTAAACAACGCTATAAATTATAACTCTGAGTTATTAAAATAAAGTATAACTATTATTGTGTATGGAAATCAGTAGCAACAAGACTTTGGAAATGGTAGATCCTGATTATGCGATCTACGATGAATCGGGAGAAATCATAGGTGAATTTGATGATGAAGGAAACGAATCGTTTTTAGATGGAAAGTCTCCTGTAAAATCACCTGAAAAAATCACCCCCAAAATTCCTGCTGACCCTGCTGTAGCGCCACAGGGCGCTACTGATGACCCAAAACCAGCTGACCCGGATCCCGAAAATCCCGAATACTTAAATCACGCTCATTTTATTTTAAAATCAGGAGGATATGATTTGGATGAGATTGAATTTGAAGATGGTCTTAAGGTAAAGATTGCAGACCTGACTGAAGACCAACAGTTGAACATCATGACTAATGAGTTCATGCGAATGCAGAAAGAATTCAGTGAGACCCTGGAAGGTTCGGATTCAAAAGTACCGGAATTAAGCGAAGACCAACAGGCACTGGTTGATTTCATGGGTAAGGGAGGAACAGCCAAACAACTGGCACAATACATCCTTGAAAATGATCCGGACAACGCCCACAAATTACTGACAGATGACGACCTGGTTCTGGAAAGCATACGCAAGTCAATGCCCGGCGCAGAGGAAGAAGATGTTCTGGAAGAACTCAGAATCCTAAAAGAAGCAGGCAGAGTGGAAAAAAGAGCTCAACTGTTGCGCAAACAACTTGGTACGGGAGAAATCAAATTCTCAGACATTTCCCAAAAGCACGGAGCGTTTCTCAAAGCTTCACAGGACAAAGAACTTGAGGAAGAACGCGAGGAAGTCAGACAGCTTAATGAAAAGGCGCTCTCAACCAAAGAAATTGCGGGAATACCAATTGATCAGGCAGTTGCCAAGTCAATCCTGAAAGATCTGGTACCCGAGCAGGAAGGTGGAGAAAGCAATTTCCTGAAGAATCTTCAAAGCCCGGAAAAATTACTCAGACTTCAGTTTTTAGACAGGTATGCCGAAGAGGTTTTTGACCACATTTCAAAGTCTGCCATGGCTGAAGGCGCAAAGCTGGAACGCGAACGACTTGAAAATGAAATCAATTCACTCAGAAGTCAACTCAACTTAAAAAATCAACACTTGGTAAAATTCTCTGAAAAACCAATTGTATCATTCAATTCAAAACCAACAAACTCCAGAAAGGCATCGACCGAACCTTTCATGGAAGATTTCTAACACTGCGACCTGTCGGATATGGAGAAAAAACGAAAACCAATTTTCTCTCATAATCCAAACAGATGAAAGTAATTTCTCTCAATCAAATCCAGAATGGAGCTGATACCAAAACCATCCAGAATCTGGGTGCTCAATTTGGTTTAAAGCCTCACATCTCAAAACAGGTAGTCACGATGTATCCGGGACTTACACTGCAAAAGCTTACCGAACAGCTGGGAGCTGTTTTTCACAAGGATACCAAAGACTTGAATCTAAAAGAGATTGAAGCTTATGAATTCCAGTGGAAAATCAAGACCAATCGAATCCCCAGGATTATGATTGCTGAAGACTGCAATGAATCCGGGGGTGTTGATTCTGAAATCCGATTGATTTTAGAAAAGAAATTCTACGATATCCGTGACGTTTTTGAATTGGAAAACGAACAGCAGGTATTTGTTTCCAGACAGCCAAGACAGCTTCAGCCAAACAAAGTCGAACACTGGGTAAAACTTGTTTCAGGTTCAAGAGAATCTTCCATCAACACCAACTACCTGAAGCGTGGGAAGATGACCAAGTATCTGACTAACTATCAGCCTGAACTTTCTGACATCGGTTTTTCAAAGTCATTTTGGAATGCTGAAATGCACAGAAACTTTATTTCCAGACACAGAATTGGTGATTCTTTTTCCGGTGACTTCACCAGAATGAAAAACATCATCATGCAGCACGGGCAGGACCTGTACTCTATGCCTGAAATGGAGAAAGACATGTTGGATCAACTGTACCTCGCATTTGAAAACTCCATGCTCTTGGGCGCCGGTAACTTTGATGACAACGGTAAAGTGCTTACCAATGAAGTAGATGGAAGAGCCATCCCAATGGGAGTGGGCTTGATCCCAACTATTCGAAAGTATTGCGGCCAGACAAGATATTTTTTCCTTTCTGACACAATTTTAAGAAGTGTGATTTCTGCTTGCGTAGAAAAAATGGCAAACAGAACCGGTAACACAATTGCTGTTGCCTGTAACTGGAGAATGTACGAGCAAGCTCAGGTAGTTCTTGACAACTTGCTTAAAACACGTACCAATGACGCTTATTTCTACGACGCCAAAGGCGGTAAAATCAAAGTCGGAGCGCATTACAATGCCTACGAATTTGCCGGAAACACAATTGTTTTTATGCACAACGATGCGCTGACCGAGCGTTATCCAGACAAAGGTTACGGCGTGTTCATTGACACCAACCGTTACGGTGAGGAAGCAAACGTTCAAATGGTTACCCTAAAGGGAATGTCTCTGATGTCAGGTTCCATGCTTGGTATGGGTGGTAAAACCGGTGGTGCAAATGTGGAAAACCTTGGTACACTGGTACACGGTCACAGATTTGAGCTGCTTGGTTACCGAGGCATCAAGCTCGCAAACCCTTACACTTCACACATTTTGGAGGAAAACGTAGGCTGGTAAAATAGTTTGTAAATTATAAGGTAGGGTTATTAAATTAGCCTTACTTTATATTTCAATCTAAACCTGCATTAAACATGTCAAAAGAAAAATCAAAGGAACAGTTACTCATTGAACTTTTAAAAAGCAAAGGGGAAGTGACGCTGAAGGCTCGTTACGGGAAAACTCAGGGACCTTTTATTACTTGTCCCGTAATTGATCCGACGACCGGACAAATCCGAGGCACTAAACCAATGTCTGATGAGGACAGGAAAAAAGCCATTAGAGTTGTTGATTCAACAACCACAAGAAAAATAATTGACGGAACGAGTTTCAAAGCATCAAATCCTGTCGATGTGATTGACTGGAGCTGGCTTGTCTACAATAAAGAAATTGCATTGAGTCGTGCTGAAGCATGGAAAGATGAAATAATACTCTTTTTTGTTGATGATGTTGAAAGGGAAATTGAAGAAAGACTTTCGAAAAAAGAGTTGATACTCACTGCTTCTTTTGAGGTTCAGTCGTTGTCTGCCGATGCAAAAGTTCAAATTTGCAGGCTTTTGGGAATCAGTGTAACTCACATGAGTCCAAAAGAAATAAGCTCGTTCCTGTATGATAAGGCAGAAAACATGCCTCAAAAAATATTGTCAATGATCAATGACAAAGACGCTGAAGCTAAAATTTTGGTTTTTGATTTGATCGAAGCCAAGGTAATTCAGAAAGACGAAGAAACAGGAGTTTACCTGTATGGCACAAGTAAGATCGGGACAAAAATCAACTCTGTTATTTCTTGGATAAATGATCCTGAGAATGCACAAATTGTCACCGAGATGAGAAAAGACATGCTTCCAATATAATTAAAAGATGATTACTGCAGTAGAAATTTATGAGGCGTTTCTTATTGAAATTGACAGACACGAATCTCCCGATGCGCAAGTCGTTACTTTCTTACACCATTGGAATACTGCGGTGTACTCTTTTATTGAAAACGAGCTTTCAGTTTTTGAGTTGACAAATGTGGTTACTGACCGGCTTCGTCACCTTTCTACACAAAAAGAACTGACTGTAAATGCTGCTTCCTGCAAGGCACCTGAAACTTCTGTACTGATCCCTTTGGATTATTACCGTCTGTTCGGCGTAAAAGGAGTGTTTGAGTATGCGCGGGATTATGGGTTCAAAATAAAAAAAGGAGAACTCATCTACAAACCATTTCGAAAGATGAATGCTGATCTTGAAGGGTTTGTTGCTGATAACTTTTATTATGCTCCGGCAATCAACAGGCCTTTCTACAGAATTTTTGACAACAAAATAAACTTTCTGTATGGTCAAAAAGGACTGCTGTCAGACTTGATATTTCTTAAAACAGTGACTATAAGTTACATCAAACATCCTATACCGCTTCAGCTTTCAGACAGTTTCCTGAGTTTTAACTCAAGTGTTTTTCCAATTGATGTAAACAGACTCATCTTAAAAATTGCTGTACTGGATTACATGGGTTCTACCGGAGACGATCGAGTACAAATAAAATCACAACTTTAACTTACCATTTGCATTATGTCAAATTTCACACTCGGGTTTAAAACCCAGATTATCAACTCCAACAAGCAAAATGTTGCGAGATTCTTCAAGAAAAAAGAAAACGGATTCGAGTTTATCGGTTCTGCTGAAGATTTTACCGGCGATGCTTCGGACGCCTTAACGATGGCTGCAAAAATAGCTGCGGCAGACCGGATGATCATCGAAGGCTTTGCTGTCTTTAACAAGGGTAGTGTAAAGTCTGCAATAGGAGGAAAAGGAATTGAAGGTCAGGAAACTGAAGTCAGTATTACTTTTGGTACAAATGCACCAGCTGAATTGCAAGAGTTTGAAGTACGCCTGACGCTGAAATCCTTAAACATGGATTCTGAGCTCGCAAGATTTGATTCCAACTTTGAGCGAACCTTTTATTACCCTTTGATTGTAAAGCCCGGTGACAGTCCTGCTGCCATTATTGCCAGATTTGAAAAAACAATCCTTGAAGAAGGTTTTCAGGAAAGACCTTATTTCAAAATTGTTTCTAAAACAGCAACCAAAATTGTAATCAGAACCAATGGAGTCGGTCAGGAAATCAAAGTAACTGCCACAGGTACTGCGGTCACTTTTGGAAAAGTAACTGTTTCATCAAGTGTGACAAAACCCGGTTACCTGGGAAGAAACAACTTCGAATCGCTTAAAGGGTATCGTCCTGAAACTGACGCCACGCTTCAGCCGTTGAATTACAACGACATCAAAAGACAGGGCTTGCCTATTCCCGGAGCATTGTACAGTGCAATTACACTGGATCAGTCCTTTGAAAGAAATGAACTTCATGGTTCTACCATGGTCGATCAGGATATTGCAGGGTCTACCGGTTTTGAGTTGTTTATCAACGAAACGCTTACTCAGTACCTGCTCGCAGTCACTTCTTGGATTAACGCAAACGTTCCTGTCAGACAATATTTCCCAGCCACCTCAGCCAATGAAGCTGTTGCTTCGCCTGAGACTGTAGAGAAGTTTACAGAAGTTTCTCAAGCACCGTTTACAACTGGCTTAGGATAATCTCAAGCTACCTTCTAAACCCAAAAAGGCCTATGCAATTTGTATAGGTCTTTTTTATAACTTATTTTCATAAAAATTACCTGAGTGAATGGAATTAACTTTAAGTAACTACGCGGATTTAGTAATTTCAAACGTCTATGGCGGGTATAAAGGCGTCACCAACAACGGCTTGAGTAAAGATGCTGTCATGGCTGAGTTTGTTTTGGGGAGTCGCAGAATGATTAAAGAACTTCATGCGGCACAACGGCTTGACCCGGAAGATTTTTATCAGACTTTACCTAAAATAAAACTTGAAAAACTGTCTGATTTAAGCGAAGTGCCAATTCCTGTGAATGCCGATCCTAAAAAAGGCATTATCTACTGGGCTGAAATACCCGAACTGATCTGGATGCCGGGTCTTGATCCGGTAGATTACATCGGTCCGTTTAACAGGTTCTACCACTATGTTGTCAAAAAAGGCAACACGTTCGTTAACCATGCTTATTCTAAATTTCACGCTAAAGAACCTGCCGTTTGGGTCAAAGGCTCAAAGGTTTATGTGATGAATAATTTAAAGGGAGTCAGTATTCTTCAAATGCGTGCGTTGCTTAAAGACCCGACTGTATTGCTTGATGATGACCAGGCTTATCCCATTCCCAGTGAAGTGGGCGATATGCTGGTCACTAAAATGACCGAACAATACCTTCGCTACTTTAGACTCATGAACCCACAGCCCAATACTCAAAACGACATTACCCCTCAAACTCAGGCTTCCGAATGAAAAACAACGCTAAAGACGAATTCTATCACATCGGTCGGGCAGCACAAATGCTCAATGACCTGTATGACCTGAATATAGATATCAGAAAAGTCCGTGAAGCCGGAACCAGAATAATAAACAATGCTTCTCCGATTCGTTCGGCGACGTTTATGTTTCGTGCGTTTATAGAAAACCACACTGTTCAGCTTCCCTGCAAAGTGGCCACAATTATTTCTGTTACAGGAAGAGAGGCAACAGACCAGTGGTTTAATACACTGGGTTCCAGAAATACGCTGTTGAGAAAATTTGTCTACACTACCGACAGAATTGAAACTTCCATTGGAAACCCAAACGATCCTGACGGCTTTCAGAACCTGGCAGACCTTGAACCGATCTACGAAGACCAAAGAGAAGTTTTGCTTCAGCTACCATCGGAAATACAATCCCTAAGTACTCCTTTTGCCTATTATGAGCCATTTGTTCTAAATGAAAATGTACTGAGCTTCAATAAAAAATCCGGACAGGTGGATATTCTTTACAGCACAGTCACCACTGATGAGTTTGGTTTTCCGCTTATCACCGAAAAAGGAATCTGGGCGGTGGTACACTACCTTGTTTATATTGACCAGGCAAAACGATTTTACAAAAAAGAAGGCAATGCCAATGCGGTGCAGCATGCCAAAGAAGAATACGAGCGCTCTGTAGCTCAGGCAAGATCTCCAAACCACATTACAGACAATCAACGAAACGAGCTGATGCAGGCACTCACAAGCAAGTATCGCCATCAATTTGGAAATCCATACAAAGGTTAATTGAATTACACATGTTTGAATCAAAGTATGATTACTCAGATGCTGCAAAAATCGAACAGCTTATCCCCGATGAATTCTGTGATTCAATGGGGATTAAAAGCTATCAGGTAAGAGCGGTACACAATCGTGGCAAGCGGGTAAAAAGAAGACTTGTGCGATCGGTTTTTCACGACTTCCTCACCTTGCTTGTTGAGGAACTGATGAATACAAACAATCGGTTTATCTCGCCAAACAAAGAGTATTTTGTTTTTTTCATCAAAGAAAAATCACCTCAGTCGATACGAAGAATATACAGCAATAAAATTTACACAACCATTGACCCGGTAAAGTCCGGCGGTAAGATCTATGAATATTTCATTCATTTTCATCTTCAGAAAAAGACTGTTAAAAGACCGGTTCGAATCTCCAGAAAAAAGTACCTCGAACTGATTACCCGAGTCAACAAAGGCCAACGCTATTTTAAATGAAAGATATACGAATGGAGGATATTCTGGAGCAGATAAAGCTGCTTCATCCCAATTTGCCACAGCAAAAGATTAAGGAGATAATCAAGGAAGGGTGCAAAAACATGACTGAACAAATTAAGCAAAACAAGGACATTCAGATCAAAGCCAGAAAAAACGCAGTTCTATTTCAGGTTTTCAAACCACACTCCAACAAATGAAACAGTCAAAAAACGTATTTAGCAAAGGCGTAGTTTCCGGAATAGATGTATTGAGTCACCCAAAAGATTCGCTTTGGGATGCTGTCAATGCTGAATTTGTAAGTTCTGACGGAAATCTTTTTGCGATTACAAACAGCAAGGGTTTTAAGCTTTCCGGAAGTATAACCTCCGGTTATATTCCTGTAGTTGCAAAAAGCATCAAAGGGATTGCGTATATTTTTTCGATCCAGTTAAACGGGAACATTCCAACCGGCAGAGCTGAAATCGGCTGTTATCCTTCTCCTGACTGGGAATCAACGACTGAAAAATTACTTCTTGACAAGTACAGTCCTTTGATGAATTATCAGGGAGACAATTTGTTTTACCCTTTTTTTGACGGCCCTTTTCGATCTTCCCTGTTTAATGTTAAAAGTGACGCCGACTATGAAATTGAACTGCAGAACGATTACGACGGATCAGTCAATTTAATTCTCAATGACGCAAAAAACCCGACTTTGATTATAAACAGTGGCTTTAAAACTGTTCCCGGGAACAAAGCAGTCCGTGTAAACAGAGCGGGAAAAGCAACCAACCGCTACGGTCCTGAAAATTTTGACAATACGCTGAAGTTAATCCTGAATTCAAGCAGGATCATGAATGTGAAATTTGCGGGAGTAAACAACGGCGGACAGCTGCAGGCAGGACATTACCGTTACTTTTTTTATTACATGACCAATGACGGTACACTGACCCAAATGGTAAATGAGTCTATGGATGTGCATGTTTTTAACGGCAACAGCCCTGCTGATACGGTGGGCGATCGTGCCAAAGGAGATAAAACAACAAAGTTTGTTGCCTTTCAGCTTAAAAATCTGGATGACAGTTTTCCTTTTATAAAGGTTTTTTACACGTATTCTTTTGGTGAAACAGAAGCTTTCTCAGTTACCTTTGAATTAACCAACCCGGTGCGGTTTCAGGATAACAGCACCAGATTTACACACACTGGTTTTGAGCCGGTCAATGGCACATCTCCCGACTTTTTGAACAAACGCATCGGATCAATAGAAAGCGTAGGATCAATTGCTCAGGTTCAGGGTAGACTCTTTGCTGCAAAAATAAAAGAGAAAGGACGTAATCTGAGCTTGTTTAGAAGCTTTGCCGCAAGGACTTCAATTGGTTCGAGACAGATCAAAATGGAGATTTTCGGCACCCAAAAAAACCTTTCAACTGTTTCGGCCGGAAGTACAGGGCCAAATGAAGTGGCCGACGCCTATGCGGGAGGCTACTACAATCCTTACAACATTTACCATTACACCGGTTATTTCGGAAATGAAACCACTCCTTTCGCCTTGGTTTTTATCTATAAAGACGGTTCGGTAACACCTGCTTTCCCGGTACTGGGAGTTGACAATTCAAGCGGATCCAACGACTCATTGCTTCAGACTGTGGGAAGATGGCAAATTGACCTGATGATCAAAGAAGGCGGATACCTGAACGGTGATCAGAACCTTATAAATACCAACGGTATTTACAGATTTCCAAAACGCGAGAACTCAACTGGAATCACACTTGACCAAATCAATCCCGGGCTTGCCAAAGTCAATGGGGTCACATTTAAACTTCCTGATATAAATGATCCGGAGTATGCGTTGATAAAAGCCGAGACAATAGGTTTTTACCTGGTTCGCGGAGAACGTCGTCCAGACCTTTTAAGTCAGGGGTACCTTATTGATACCATTAACATACCGGCCATTGATGTTGGAAATCCGAATGAACCCTTTCAGAGTATTGCCCGATTCAGAGGTGGTTATTCTGAGATTACCTCAAAATTTGTCCCTGCTTTTGATTTTACGCTTGAAGCTGTAAAAGCTTATGAAACCTATAAGGATAAAGGCGAACGGCTAAGAAGCAACTACAAGGGGAAAGGGGGAATACATCCGTTTAAATTTAACTTTAAAGGCCGTGATTTTTCCTTCAGGGAAAAGTTTGCCTTTATTTCTGCGGAAGTAATTCTTGACAAAGACAAATCGTTGCAGGTTTTATCTTCCAAAGACATTGAAATTCATCTTCTTGGAAAAGTGATTACGGATTACGATTATCCAAGCACTTCAAAACTTGATTTAAATCAAACCCATTTTTCTTTAATTCGCACCAAACATTTTTTGCAGACAAGTCAGGTACTTGAAGGAAAAGCAAACTGGGTTGTCGGCGGTTCGGGTTTAAAAAACAATGCAGGATTCTCAGGCGCTGCATTTGTAAACGCACGTGAAAAAACCGGTGACGAGATAAGTTACTATCATTTTCCGATTCACTTTAACGATTACGTGGGAATTACTATTCCTTCAAAACTAAGTCTGGGAGAGCCTGCACCGTTTTCCGAAGAAGACGGACTGAAACAAAACGAAATGCTTGGAGAACAAAAAAGCTCGGCGGCCTTGGTTAACATCTATCAAAAAGGAGGACCGCGATCAGTTGATACTTTAAAAAGCATTTACGCGACCACACTCAGCGAGTCTTACCAGCAGATTAGCCCTAGAATGTACTGGGACAATCAGGTTGAGGGCGCAGATCCTGAAATAAGTCTGGAAACGCTTCGTGATGTCAATGGCCTGATTACTGCTTTTGGAGGAGACTGTTACCTGAATTCAGTTTTTAGAAAAGTATTTTTCAATCAGTTTAAAGATATTAGCAGTGAGATGGATGTCACCAATGACAACTCCAAAACAAATGTAGGCTACACGCTTGGCCTAATTGCCGAAAGCCATCTGAATGCTGCGGTTAGAAGTGAACTGCAAGCAGATGTAAACGAGTCTGCAAGACGCACATTTACACCATACGGCTTGTCAAACAGTGATTCTGGGGACAGTTATGGCGAAGGAAATTTAATGCGTAAGTCAAGGCTATTGGAATCTGACTTGCTTAACAAGGGATATAAAGCGGTAAACTCCCTTCGGAATTACTTTACAATCAGTGACGATAGCTCTTATGTCGGTTCAAACTGGTTTTCAAGAATACTTTCCTCGGGAAGACATATTCCAAACAGCTTTGACAACGGCTACCGAAATCTCAGTGGAGTAAATTTTGAGGACTACAATCCTGAACTTGGAAGCATCACCCGGATCATGAATTTTAAAGACAATCTTTTGGCTGTTTTTGAAAACGGTGTGATCGTAATCCCAATCAACCAGCGTATTCAGACCGGATCAGACTCGGGGGGAGCTGTTTTCTTAGAGGCTCAGGGCGTGCTTTCTCCCGCTGCCACTCCGCTATCTCTTGATACGGGCTCTGTATGGCATGACAGTATTATAACCGCAGGAGAAGCCATCTATGGAATAGACTCAACGGAAGATCAAGTCTGGAGATTCAACGGTACTGATTTTATTGCCGTATCCAGAATGAGAATTGATCCCACACTGAAAACAGTTTTGGAGTCTTTTAAAAACAGTGAAAAGAAATTTTCGAAAAACATTGTGGCTCATTTCGACGGAAATAAAATCATCTGGTCCTTTATCGGTAAAACAGGCGGGAATCAAACCATAGCCTATGACTTGGTGATTCAGGAATTTGTAGGCAGCACAAGTGTGGTTCCTCAGCTGAGTTTTATGCTTCCGGGAAAATTCTTGTCCTTCAATTCCGGCTGGGACACTTTTAGGTTTTGGGAGCACAATTCAGAACAGGTGAATTACGGAAGCTATTATGGAAGACAGTTTCCTTTCAGTATTTCTTTTGTGGTAAACGAAGAACAGGACATTCAAAAAGTATTTGACAACCTGGATATTATTTCAAATCGAGTGTTTCCCGACACTATTGTTTATAAAACGCAGGGAACAAGAACTCAGCAAAAAATTTCTTTTGACCCAAGAGTCATGAGACTTTCAAATGTAAACTACAACAAAAATCAGGTAAACGTATCCATACCTCCTACAGAACAGGTGACCAATCAGTCAGAGTACGATTTTGTGGATAGTTTTAGAGCCAATTCCATGGCGCTTATCCGTAAAAAATCAAGACAAAAAGGACACGCTATTTTAATTCAGTTGATTTACAATTCAAAAAGTCTGGTAAAAATCAACTCAGTACTCACTTCTTATCGAGATGTAAAATGATTTATAAAAAGAAAAAACCAAAAGCATCCTTTGGGATGGATCTCGGACAGTTAAACATAAAAGATGCGCTTGGTACAGGGGCAATAAGTGCGATCGGGGACTTTGCTTCAAAGGCAGTCATGAAAGCAGGAACAAGGGATTTGGGGTATGGTGTAAAACATACCGCAGGTGCTGCAAGAATGTATGGCGGTTACTTGTCTGGAGCAACCAAAGGAGCAGATATCGGAATGAAGTTCGGCGGTGTTTATGGCGCGGCTATCGGGGCTGTGGGTGGTGCGGCTATTGGGTTGGGGAAAGGAATTGTTGATACCATTAAAAACCCAAAAGACCTTGCCTTTATGACCAGGGACAGTTTGCAGTCACTTGATGTGGCAGACAAAAACAGTCAGGGAGCTTCTTCTTACAATGAGCTTGAACAAAAGCAGGTGATGAAAACAGGCGGTGAGATTCCCGACGGTGAAGATCAGCCCGTAGATTCAAAGGCAATAATTTTGGGAGGAAAACGGCACAAGGATGGCGGTAACGATATTCTTGACGAGCAGGGAAACAAGATTGCAGAAACCGAACGTGAAGAAATTATATTTACCAAAGAACAGACAGCTATCATCGATCAATCGGTGAAACGGGCTGAAGACGGTGACTATTCAGCTTACCTGGAACTTGGTTCATACATCAAAGAGTTGATTACCAATAGAACAGAAGATCAAAGTGGAAAATTTAAAACGTTAAACAATGTCACTGTATCCTGATAAAAAAAAGGCAACCGGGCCAGTCAAACGAGTTCAGGTTTCTGTAAATTCTCCGGAGTACAAAACTGCGTATGCAGCGGGAAAGATTGCAAAGTATGACCCGCGTACAGAAACTTACACCATGCAGCAAATGCCTGAGCAGACTGTTAGCGCAAAAAGAATCAGTACAAGAAATCCTTTTGAAGATGTCAGTTTTAAGAAAACTGCGCTTTCAGCCGCTGATGTAACCACTGACCTGATGCAACTTGGAAACTTTGTTCCTCACCCGGCAGCTCAGGCAATCGGAAAAATCGGATCAATGGGCGGAGTGGCTGTAGACAGTTACCAGGCGTATGATGAATTTAAAAAAGGAAATTACAAAGACGCTGCAATAAATGCGGGATCAGCAGTAATCGGAGGTGTCCTTGGCAGTACCGCATTTAAAAGAAATTCCAAGTACCTGGATCCAAAATCTCTTTTTGGAAGAATAAACAACTCAGGCGTTTCCAGTTCGGGTAACGTCAAACGAGTTCCTTACATAAATATAAACGGGAATGTAAGAGGTATGAGTAAAAATGGTCTGCTTAAAAACAGGGCAGCATTGGGTGCATTGAGTGCAGAAACAATTTACGACGACAACTTTTAAAAATTATGCGAATTTATCCAACAAGAAAAACAGACTCAGAAGCAGAACTTGCTCTAAAGAAAAGAAATGAATTAGGCTCTGTTTTAATTAATTCAAAAAAAACTAAAGTAAAAAACCCTTTTATAATTGCCCCTAATTTAGAAGGTACAACTCCACAAGGCTTTCTACATGATTGGGTTAATAGCTCTGAATATAAAAAGAGATTGGATACTAATCAATATCAAAATGCAAATGAAGTTGTTAGTAAACGAAATAGAAATTTAAAAGGTACTGTATTCAACCCTGTCACTAATGGAGGATCTATAGCCAGAGTAGCTGGAAAATATGGAGGGAAAAGCATTATAGATATTGATACGCAACAGGCTAAAGAATATGGCAAAGAAACAGTTCAGGCTCACGAATTATCACATACCATTGGAGCATCTAATCCAGGATTCTATGATACTTCTATGAATGAAGTTGAATACAACATGTTTAAAAAAGCTAATATAAATAGATCTTCAAATGCTCATGATGCTATGGGTGCTGAAATGAAAGCAGATTTAGATGCAAATAGATTTAATTTATTTAAAAATAAAATATATGACGTTAAGAAAGGAATACCTTTTAATCAAAACGACCTTTTAAAAACTAAGAAAGCTTTAAAAGGAGACGTTACTTTTGATAGATTAATAAAGCAGACTGGTAATGAGAACTATATCAAGTTAATGAATAGTATCGCTAGCAATAAACCTAAATTAATTCCTGTAGCACAAAAAGGAATGAGTTTAAAATCTAAGTTGATTCCAAAGACTACAGAAAGCATTCCAAAACAGAATAAAACCCGGATTTATAAAAATGGAGGTGCGTTGTTTCAAACCAGCGAAGGGAAAGAACCCATACCGCTTCAGGGAGAAGAACGGGTATATTCCATCACCGACACCAAACAAATGATCAAGTTGTCTCTCAATGCCAAAACTGACAAAGACTTGATTGAGCTGGGGAAATTCTTTTGTAAGGCAACCAAAAAGCAGGACAAAAGAAAGCCTGAATACACAAATACCTAAGTCAAAAGTGTTTTTTTGACTAATATTATAAACTGAAGTTATACATTTAAAAAAATAGAATAATGTCTGTTACCAAAACTATTGCCGGTTACGGCGAAGCGCCATCGTTTATGGCAGGTGGAATGATGCCAATGGGTCCTGAGGCTTCACAAATGAGTGATCCTGCCGCTGAACCACCAATGGCACCAGAGGGCGGAGGCGGTCTTGCTGAACTTCAGCCAATGGTTGAAGCATACATGGGAAATCCTGACCCTGCACTTGCCGAAGAAATAATCATGAGTCTTGCAAGTGCCATGGGCATTCAAATGGCAGCTCCTCCTGTACAGGGTGGTATGCCCGATGAAGGCGGCATGCCTGCACCACAGGCCCCGGGTGCGATGTATCAGGCAGGCGGAAAAATCAAAGGTTACCTTAAAACTTTAAAACTTTCTTAACCAAAACGTTATAAGCGAATTGAAAAACTTTTGGAAAAGTTTTTACAACCAGATAAAACGGAGGAAAAGTACCTATGAAAGCAAACGGATTTAAACTACAGCCATTTCAATCGCCGGCTTACGAAAATTCATTTCTAAAATCAAAGCCTCTTGAAACAGGCAATTTTAGGGTAAATGGTCAAATTAAAAATAAGTTTCTGACTCAGCCCTCCCCTACCTTTTCAAAAGGTATGGGGGCAACATCCGGTACCTCATACCTGAGAAAAACAGCTCAGATACAGTCTGATCCAAGTATCAAAAAGTTTATGCCAATGAGTCAGCCAGACATTGGTTTTACAAACCCAGAGGTAACAGGTTTGCCCGATGACGGTAAAGACAAGTTAACACAGGAAAAGCCCGCCATAAACAAGTTCAGTGCAATCAATGCAGGACTTGGTTTGTTCGGTTTGGCAAAAGCGGCTACTGCAAAAGTGCCAACAGTTCAGCCCACACCAGAATACAATGCGCTTATCCGTCCATTTAGCGGTGATGCTGAAGGAAAAGCTGCAAAAGATGATGCGATTAACCGGGCGGCATATCAGGCAACAAACGATCTGAAAACAAATTCGGGAGCAAGTTCCACCGCCTACCTTACTGGAAGAACACAGGTTCAGGCAAATGTAACTCAGGCAAGAAATCAGGCAATTTCTGAAGACAGTCAGATCAGACGCATTGACCGGGATCGTTTTGACCAGCAAAAAGAAGAGGAGAACAGAATAAATTATACCAACTCGGTTAACGATAAAAACAATGCTGATGCACTTGCCTACGAGCAGTACAGAAACAGAACCACTTCTGGAGGTGCAATGGCACAAAAAGCATTAGACTTTGCCCAGAATCAGCAAGTCGATTCTGAAAACAAAAAAGTGGCACTCAAACAGGTCGAAGACCGAATGAAGAGCATCAAAGACGCTGGCAGGTACAGCATTCTTTATTCTGCAATCTCAAGAGGTGGACTTGAAAGTCTTACTCCTGAACTGAGAGCCGCATACGATGAGCTCATGGGTATAGTTCCTGTGGGAAAAAACGGAATGAAGATTTCTTACCTGAAAAAAGAATCCAAAACAAATCCAACTGCAGAAAAGATGCTTGCCGATGCAAATCAAAATTTAAAGTCTGTGATGGTCAAATACAGCGAATTTGTAAGCAAAGCATCTAACTCTCAGATGAATAATTTTCAAAAATACGTCAGACAAATCAATCAGGTAAATAGGATTAACATCAGAAAGAACTAAGATGCCAATCTATAAAAAAGCAAGAAAGCTGGCTGCAGGAGGCAGACCGAATTCTATTTTCAACAATCCGGGTTTGACACTGGGTTTGGAATATGTTCCTTCGAATCCTTATTTACCTGACCTGGAAGGATTGCAATATGTGGAAAACGCAAAAAATGAAGCAAGAATAAAACTTGAGACATTGAAAGAAAAGTCCGTTCCCGATGGGAGCAAAATGTTGGAAGAGCTTGATAAACTTGAAATGTTCAACTCTCAAAAAAACAGTTACAAAAACGAGATAGGCCAAATGATTTCTTCTTTCAGAAGCAAGATGATTGAAGATCCCGAATATGGTTATTCCATGCAGGCAAGACAGGATTTCAGTGAGCTTCAAAAAAATCTAAGTGCTTCAAACTTTCGCAACAATGCATTAAAATACAAAGAAGTAAATGCTGATTTCAAGCACTCTACAGACAATGGGTTTGGACAGGAATTGTATGTCCGCAATGGCATGGTACCGGTGGTGAGCGTGAAAAAACCGGGAGAAGTAAACATGGTCGGTATCGAAAAGGCCAAAGAGCTGATGGATGACCCGGGTAACAACGGTGACTATTATGTACTTCCAAATTCAAGTTCACTGTATGAATTTTATCATAAAAACACTGGAAAAGATTTCACCAACTATGCCACTTTCAGCGGTCGTTCCACACTAAAAGAAGCTATGGCAGAAATTGATGCGGTCTTTAAAAACGTGGCATCTTCAACTTTGGAAGGAGTTACTTCAGACCAAATCAAATACAAAAGCGGACTGGCTGTTTATGAGGAACTAAAAACAAAATACAAAGGAAATGAACGACAGCTGGCTGTTGCGATGAATCAGGTAATCGACACGCTTTCCAATCAGTCCGTAGACGCATTGCGTTCAAACTACCTTTCAAAAACCGGTGACTTTTCCATTAAGGGATTCAATAAGCATCTGGTTGGAATAATCAGCGGCGAAGCAGGATTGCGCACAAATACAGAAGAAACAATTAGTGGTGGTTCTACTGCTCTTTCAGCAGACAACAACAACATTGTAGACAAGGA